AATACATCTCATACCGAGAAGGCTATTTAATGATACCCCTTTTACTCACTCTCTCTACACCCCGAGGTGCAACTGCTTCTTTTGCTCCTAATACTGCAGGAACGTCAAGCGATTACGCTTTAGGGTTGAAAAATTGGTTTGGGTCAGTCATTCATTCTTTTACACTCGATTATAATGGAACGACTATTATCCAACAAACCCCCTATATAAATATGTGGAACGCTTTTAAGCTTATGACTTCTCTCTCTTGGAATGATGTGATTACTCAAGGTTCAACTATCGGTTTTTATCCCGATGACCCGCTTTCTTGGGGTTATGTTGCAAATACCAGTGCGTCGGGTCAAGGAGTTGTCAATAATCAAAACGCTCCTGCAAATGTTCCTGCTTCAAGTATTACATCTGTTTTTAACAGATATAACTCTGGAAATGGAAATGTCGGTTTACTTAAAAGACAACAATATATTAACTTTGACCCTTACGCTACTGCGGGTGATACTCAATATCTTACTCTTTTCCCTATTAATGCTTGTAATAATCTTTGGAAATCTTATATCTTTAATAAACAAAATACAACTGCGGCCAATGATGGTATTATTGAAATTGCCGTTATGTCAACTGTATATTTGAAACATATTCATTCATTTTTCCAAATGATACCCTTGTTAAAGGGTGTTTTTATGAAAATGACGATGAATTTGTTGAATACATCAGTTACCTTTACTTCTACTGGTTCTAACGCTCCGAGCATTGTTCCAACTGCATTCACTTTAACATCTGTATCTGTCCCTGTTGGTGGAATTTGTCCTCTTATGATTGCTTCAGGTTCTACAAATAACGGAGGCGTAAATATCAGTTCTCTCACAGACGGAACTGCAGCAACATATACCGCTACACTTTCCGTTGGAGGAAAAGCAATAAACAGCGCTGTCTCTTCTCTTAATACATATTCAGCATCCCAATTAGCTCAAAGTATTTATTTATATGTCCCTGCTTATACATTTAATCCGGCATTTGAAGAAGCTTATTTAGCTTCTCCAGTTAAACAAATTAAGTATACGGATGTATATCAATATCAGGTGCTAAATGTTACCGCAAATTCAGGTCAATTTAATAATCTTTTGACAAATGGTATTGCTAATGTTAAATCAATTTTAATTTTACCATACTACTCTGCTACGGGTGGGTCTACAGGTTTACCTATTGCTGGTGTTCCAGTATTCCAGTCTCCGTTTGACCCTGCTGGTAGTTGTTGCACTTCTCCTCTCTGTTTGCTTACCAATTTTAACGTTGTCGTTTCAGGGCAAAATGCTATTTACAACACTGAACGATACTCATTCGAGCAATTTAACAATCAGTTATACGGGCAAAACGCGGTGAACGGAGGTATGACGGACGGCTTAACTTCTTGTTTGATTAACTCTCTTGGATTTGAGATGGAATATTGCTATTACTATGTGAACATTTCAAGAATGCTTCCAGTTGAGGAAAGTGTCCCAAAATCCATCCAAATTATAGGAACAAACAACACCGGTAAGAACCTAGACCTGTGGTGCTTTATAGAGTATGGGGTTGAGGTTTCGGTCGATATTATGACAGGAGCAAGAATTTAAATCTTAACATTCAAATAAAGCATAAAGTATTTTATTTTTCATTAACATTTAGGCGTTATTTTTTCTCTACATAAGTTATATGGAACATCATATAATACATATTGATGCAAGCCCAAAGCAGTTGTCTAAATTAAGAAATGGTCATAAAGTTAGGATTTCACCTAATATGGAAGGAACCGGTTTCAATTTATTGGTAAATCCAAGTCGTTATGATGTATTAACCAGAACTTTTGGAAGGGGTAAGGGTATGCAAATACAACTCACTCCTCAAGAAATCGCCGTTAACCAAGAAGCAACTCCACAGATGCAAGGAACTGGTATTTTTGGTAAAAAATTTGATAAATTCTTGGTGAAAAATGGATTGAGAAAAGAAGCATATGCTTTAGGAGATGTAGCCAAACCTTATGTTAAAGCAGCATTAGATAGTGCAATTGCTGCTGGTTCAACCGCTTTGGCTGGAACTGAAACCGTTGCAAGTGGTGGTTTGGGTGCCGGTGCAATTCCAGCAATCGCTTTGGGAGCCGGTACATTATCTCATTTAGCAAATAGTTATTTGGATAATCCTAATAATGGTCATTATTATGAACCAACACATAGACCATCCCCAAATAATGCAGGAGGGCCGCAGAATAAAATAGCCCCATCTACTCTTGCTGGTCAAGCTATACAAAATGAATTATTTAACAATTTAAATAAGGATTTAGGAACTAACTATGGGAATCTTTCTCAATCAGCACTTAATAATTTTGAGGCTCATAAATTACGAAGTGCAATGGCTGTAAATTCGCTCTCTACTTTGGGTAATACATATAATGCAGGAATTGATAATGGATATGGTTCAAGGAACGGGGATAGTGGTGGGTTTGGGTTACATAGACGATTGAGAGGAGGTGCTTTAAGAAAAACAGAGGTTTCTGTAGGAAAAAATGGATCTTTTGTTGCTTCCCAAAATCAATTACCTCCTGCATTGGCATCTCAACCATTTTCTGCAAATTTCCAATTTCAACATACTCTTCCTCCTGCTTATCAAAGATTTAGTCGAGGTGGTGGGTTGTATTCCTAATTATTAATTTATTAATATTTGTTAATATTAATAAATAAATTATCTTAATTATATATATGTTGACAGACGAGCAGATAAAAGAACTTTCGGTAAAGATGGGATTTCCTTTAGAACTAGTTTGTTTTAAAGACGAATTACCTAGAAAGTTAAAATACAATACTTCTTATGTTATCAATCTTGACAATTCTATAGATGAAGATGGTAAGGAAAGTGAAGGAACGCATTGGACTTGTTTACAAGTGAACAAATATCCAAATGGTAGTGTTGAGCCTATTTTCTTTGACCCTTATGGAGCTCCTCCAAGTGAAAATATAAAAAAATTTGTTTTGGATAATTGTGGAAAGTTTTTGCCTTATACAAATAAAGATATTCAAAGTCTTATGAATAATGCCTGTGGATTTTTTGTTTGTGCATTTTTACATTACATAAATGCTTGGGAATACAGAAGCAAGGATTTATATGACGATGTCAATATGTTTCTTAACTATTTTGATGACTTAAATACCAGTATTGATTGGAAGAAAAATGAATATATTTTAAAAATGTTTTTTCAGTCGAGTGATCCAACAAAGAGAAATGAGATTGATGTTTTAACAGAAAAAATCACAAAAGAAGATGAAAAAGGAAAAGGTTTTGATTTATTGAAAATACCTATTTCAGTAAATATGATAAATAAATAATTAATTATCTTTCTTGACATAATACCCTTTTGCTTTTCGGTTTTCATAATATATTTTACTCAATTCTGCTCTTCTTTCTTTTGTTTTTTGATTATATTCTCTTGTATATTCATTTATCTTTTCTCTTTTTTTATTAGTATATTCTTTTCTTTTTTCTTTTTGATGTTGTAATATCTGTTCTTTATTGTCTTCTAAATATTTTATTCTTTCTTCTCTTTGTTGTTGTCGTTTTTCAATTGTTTTTAATTTATTTATTTCACTAATTTTTTTATTATAATTGTCTTGATTTTCAATATTTAAAATAGGCATTATAGAATTTAGAGTTGATTTTAATTCAAAACACCAATAATTTTCTCTACTTACTGCTTGTTTTTTATTATCACAAGGATAATCTTCAATTTTAATAATATCCCAATCATTCCAACCACCATTATCTCTAATAAACTTATATAATTTTATACTATACGATTTTGCAGTTTCAGTATTACAATTATATTTATGCTCTGCTTTTCTTGATTTTAAGTTTGTTGTATGACCTATATAACAATCTAAAATATTTTCATTTTTACAACAAATTTTATAAATGATAGTATTAACATAAGTCGGCATTTTGTATGGTTGAAATATAGCGATTTCTTTAAGTATCTTTCTTGACATACGTTAAAAGCATATTTTTAGATGTACCCATTTCATTCATCGTCTCATCAATCTTTTTACCCTCTTCTATGGTATGCCCAAATTTATCAGTTAAATAAGTGTGTCTCATTCCATTCACTCCAACCTTTTTCCCGTCAAACAGTTTATTTATTCTTTGGTTTAACTTTACAGAAGACAAGGGGCGCATATACGCGTCAAACAATAAGGTTTTTGTTGGATTTACAGAAATCCATTTTTTTAAGATAAGTTGCAATGGTTTTGGTATTTGAACCTCTTGGCGCCCATAGGTTTTTGATGTTTTATAACTATTGAAAATCATTTTATTTTTATCCAAATAATTATCCTTTTCCTTATCAATATCAGTAATATAAAAATCACAATAATCTTTACTTCTTCTAGGAGGAATAAAAATCCCTCCAAGTAGAGACATTATTATGAATTGTTGAATCTCTTGTAGCTCTGCTGGTTTTAAATCTTTTCTTTTATAAAGAATATCGGCTTCTTTTTTCAAGTCTTCCCAAACCTGTTTAACCTGATTAGTATCAACCCAACTCTTTTCTTGCTGTGGAGATTTTTCTTGTTTGTGGATTTCCTTGTTATAATCCTTTACATCTTCCAACATCTTCGCTCTATACTTTGGTTCATCTGTAATAATCACTAAACTACTCAAAATTGTTTTCCTTCGATTAGCTGGAATATTGTCTAAATGTTTCAAAATCTTCTCTACTTCATCAAACTTTTTAAAGTCCATTTCTTCATCTTTTCCAAACACATTCAAATATAAATTCTTCAAAATAGATGAATATGTTGTTATAGAAGATTTTGATAGAGAAGGTCGTTTTGAATGGATATAGTTTTTCAAGTCCGTCATAATATTAAGGAAGATATTAATTTTCATAATTTTATTTGAATATTAATATTCGTTAACAAAAAAATATTTTTTTATATTATAAAATATGACAGAAGAAAGAAGTTTGATAAATGATTTAAAGTTTGGATTAGCAAAGGAAACCGAAGTTTTGCCAAAGATACAAGATTATTGGAAAGATGAAGTTAATATTATAAACACAAAAATTAGATTCAATAATGAATATCACAGATACGATTTTGAAAGTGATGGCGGAAGTGTTTGGGAGGTCAAGAGCAGAAGAAATAAGAAAACAGATTACCCAACAACTATTATTCCAATCCATAAATCTATGGAAGTAGAGAAACCTTATTATTTTGTTTTCAACTTTACTGATGTTTGTTGCTACATCTTATATGATAAGGAAAAGTTTAAGAACTTTAAAACAAAGATGATAAGGGTTTATAGAAATGGCGGTAATCCTTTTCCAGTAAAACATTATGAAATTCCTATTGAATTGCTTACTGATATGATTCCAGTTTAAACAAAGTTAATCATTTAAACAGAATTATCTATTAATTAAGTTAATTATTAAGTTTTGTAATAGATTATTATGATAAATGATGAATTAAAAATTTTTAATTCATCATTTATATCTATTTCTTATATATTATAAGTTTATTTTTCTTAAAAAACATATAATATTCTTTTATTTTATTATTAAGATTAA